TGAGCTACACGGCAAACGTCGGTAGTGTTGACCAGATCACCAGCGCCAGCATTACGCTTGAGATCACCGATGAAATCATCGAGGTCGCACCTGCTTAAAAACATAGGACTAGGGGTCTTACTATATGAAGCTATCAGACTTTAACTCAGTTGAGGGTTCTAACGAGGGTGCTGTTTTATACATCAAGCACCCTGTTACTGGCGAAGAAACAGACGCTTGGATCAAGATGGCAGGGCCAGATTCAAAACTAGCCAAGCAGCGCAGAACGCACATCCAAAGACTTTTGAGAGGTAAAAGAAACATCTCTGATGTTGACTTAGAAACACTTGAAAAAGAAGCACTAGAAACGCGTGTTGCGCTGACCCTCGACTGGGGTAATGTCGAGATAGATAAGGCTCTTAATTGTACAGAGTCTAACGCTAGGAAGGTCTACACAGAGTATCCGTGGATTGCAGAGCAAGTCGATGCTTTCCAAGGAGATCGAACCAATTTTTTTATGAAAAGCTCGCAGGAGCAGAAACCTTCGTAAGATTCAGGGCTTACCTAGACACAGCCCCAGAAGGGCAATCTAAGGCTAGACACGAATACTATTATGGGCCAATGCCCGACCCCGGCGAGCTTGTCTATATAATTAATTGGTTGTTTGAGGCTGGGCCTGTCAACTACTCCTCTATGGGCGCTTCGCCTTTAGATTGGGTTGAAATAAAGGCTTGGTCGGATATTGTTGGAATAGAACTTCAACCTAATGAAGCTACAGCTCTACGACAGTTATCCGCAACTTACTTAAGCCAGAAGCAAAAAGCAGAAGATAAAGCCTGTCCTCCTCCGTGGACAGACCCAGATCAAATAGACCGAGACAAGGTGGCAGACAAGGTATCATCTACCTTTAAGGCCATAGCAAATAGAAGGAAAAAGACTAGTGGCTGATGTAGCAAGACTACAAGTTGAGGTCGATAGCCGCCCGGTAAAAAAGGGCAGCGATAACTTAAACAAGTTTTCTCGGTCTGCTAATAAAGCAGAAAGAGAGACTAAACAGTTTGGCGGTGCTGCCAAAAAGACCACTAGATCAGTAGATAAAATGAATACCACCCTGCGTACAGCAGGTAGGGTTCTTGGCGCTGTAGGGATTACAGTAGGCGTACAACAACTTGCTAGTTTTACAGATGCAACACTGCAATCTACTTTGCAGATTGAAAGGCAATCAAAGGCGCTTGGCGTAAGCGCACAAAGATTCCAAGAGCTTCAGTTTACATTTAGTCAGTTTGGATCAGACACTTCTGACATTGCTGATGTATTGAATACTTTAGCAGATAGATCACAAGATGCAGTGCAAGGGATGCAGTCTTTTATTGATGACTTCGCCCTTGTTGGCATTGAAGTTGATCAGCTAAGAGGTAAGCGGCCAGTAGAGCTGTTCGAGCTTTTTGCTAGTGCAATCAGTTCTATTGATGACCCCACAAGAAGAAACGCTGCTGCTGTAAGAATCCTTGGTGATGACATTGGTAACAGGTTGTTACCTCTCTTGCAAGAAGGGACTGAAGGACTTTCAGAGTACGCTTCAGAAGCTAGATCAGTTGGCGCTGTATTACAAGACGACTTAGTTGCTAACGGCGCCGAGGCTGCAAAAACTTTTCAAATAGTTAAGTCACAAATAAATGCTGAGTCTGCTAGAGCTATAGCGGCAAACGCAGAAGGGCTTGCTGCTTTAGCAGAGGCAGTCGGGGCTGTTGCTGAGGCTTTCATAAGACTAGGCGGTGCTGTAGGGGACATCCTATCTTTTTATGATTCAGCTATAGAGTTTGCGCTTGATCCGCTTACTAAATTAACGAATGCTTTGATGGGCGTTGAAGACGCCGCAGGCAAAGCTGCACAAGGCGCAAGTAAAGCAGCCGGTGATGCCCAGCCCAAGGTAATAGAAGGGCCAGAAAAACTGCCTAACGTCCGTCTTATAAATGACATGCAGTTTGTTGGTAATCTGAACAAAGAGTTTGAAGGGATTGACCTTTCAGTTCAACAAATTGTAAATAATTTGCCTTTGTTCGACACGATGATGTTGTCAATCGGAGAATCTGTCAGAGATGTTTCTGACACTATGGAAACCGGAATTGGCAACGCTCTTGAAGACCTGATTGTCAGAGGCGAAGAAGCGAAAGATGTATTCAAGCAATTAGCTGCGGAAATATCTACAGCTATACTAAGGCAGCAAGTTATTGATCCAGCAGCAAGCGCTATTACATCTGCGATAGGCGGACTTTTCCCCGGAGGTGGTCAATCAGGAGGGCAGGCTGCAACAACAGCGCAAATGTCTAACATGAGCTTCATTCCGCAAAATGCAAACGGAGGTAACGTATTTGGCGGGTCTCCTAGCATTGTCGGAGAACGTGGCCCAGAGCTATTTGTTCCAAGTCAAGACGGGCAGATTGTACCGAATCACCGCATGGGAGGCGGTGGCGATGTTACTGTCAACATCATTAATCAAGGCGGAGAGCAGTTGCAAGCAGAACAGCAGCAGTCACGTCGCGGGCCTAACGGTGAGATGACTGTTGACGTGATGGTCAAATCAAGCATTGAGCGCCTAGACGGGCAAGGACAGCTAGATGGTGTCTTCCGTCGCCACGGCGCAGCACGACAAGGGCAGTTTTAAGTTATGGCAAGTTGGCCCTCAACACTACCGCAGCGTTTGCATCAGCAAGGTTTCAGCTATCAAGCTCCTGAAGGCGGAATTAGAACAGACATGGAGTTCGGTAAACCTTTCCAGCGTCGCCGCTTCACAGCAGCAGTAGAGCCTTTTGCTGGGCAGATGTATCTTGACAAGACCCAGTATGGGACTCTACTAGACTTCTGGCGTAACACGCTTGCTATGGGCAGCCTAGAGTTTGATTGGGTGCATCCCATCACTGAAGAGCCAGCAGTTATTCGCTTCATTGCTAGTGAGCCTTTCAAAATCTCTGTGGCATCAGGCGAAGTATTCACAGTGAAACTTAACTTTGAGGTTATTCCGTAATGCCTCTAAGTCAAAGTGCATTACAAGCAGTTCTGTCATCAGCAACAGAAAAAACTTTTCTTGAGTGCTTAACTATCTCTCACCCTGATATTAACACGATAAGACTTGTAAACGATACGCAGGACTTAACAAGATCAGCAGGCACTTTCTTCCGCTTTCCTTTTGAAGTGTCAGCAACGACGCAGGCGCAAGATCGCCCGCCTTCTATTGACATCAGCGGTGACGCTGTAGATCAGCGAATTGTGCAAGGTCTTCGTGAATTAGCAGGTAAGCGCCAGCGAGCGCAGATTGTTTATGAGGTTGTTCTGGCGGACACACCTGAAGTTGTTGAGTTCGGGCCTGTCAAGTTTGAGTTTGATGCTATGTCAGCAGACTCAGCAACTCGTGTAACAGTCAAAGCCTCTTTCCTTAAAGGCGCGTTGAACGACGCATTTCCATCAGGACAATTTGCACCGTCTAATGTCGCTAGTTAAGTACAAGCCCTATGTCGGTGTAGAGTATGAGCCGCCTCACGGTTGTTTTCGTCTAGTTGCAAAAGTCTTTGAAGGTGTTTATGGCATCGACCTAGGAAAGCAAGACGAAGGGCTAGAGGAAGCAGAGAACAAAGATCGCACTGCTCGCATACAGCAAAAGCTGATCGAGATGACAGAGCAAGTAGATAATCCGCAAGAAGGTGATGTCGTTATCATCCGAGGAAGACCTTTTCATATAGGTCTTGTGATAGAACCCGGATGTATGCTTCATGCTTATAACGGCAATACTTCTTGCATAGAAGATTACACAGGGATTCGATGGAATAGTCGGATTGAAGGTTTTTACAGGTATGAGGGGTTCGCTGAGTGAGCGTTACTGTACAAGCAAGTAAGCACCCACTAAAACCTGAATGGGTTTATGCAGACGTAGCTGCTAATCAAAGCATTTATGAGATTGCTGGTGGCGCTCCTGTATCTGCTTTTATAAACGGCAGCGAAGTGCCAGAGGAATTTCATCGTTTAACAAAAGTTAAAGATGGCGCTACGCTTGTTCTTTGGCCTGTTCCTCAAGATGACGAGATACTAAAGCCTATTCTTCAAATAGGTGTTGCAGTAGCTGCTTCTTTTATTGTCGGGCCTGCTGGACTTGGTCTTACTGGATGGCAAGCCGTAGCCGCAACTGCTGCAATAACGACAGCAGGCAACCTTGCTATTAATGCGCTGATACCGCCACCAACACCCGCACAACCTGAGACACCAGAGTCCTTTAACAGATTGGAGTCTTTAACAGGAACCAGCAACCAAGTGGCTGCGTTCAAGCCTATTCCTAGGCTTTACGGAACCTTTAAGTTCTTCCCTCCGATCCCAATGACTGCTCGCCCTTACACTGAGATTGTAGGAGACGATCAGTATTTACGCATGTTTCTTTGCCTTGGATACGGGCCTATTGAGATTGGCGGTAAAACAATAGGTTCTGGCTATAACAAGATAACAGAACAAGACAGTCTTTCTGGCACACCTATAAGGATAGGCCAGACAAACATCCAACTATTTGATGAGGTAGAATACGAGATCGGAACACCCGATCAAATGACTCTGTACTCTGACCAGATTATTGAGTCTGATCCTGCTTTTACCACATCTAAAAATGATGATGGCATATTCGCTATCAGAACAACAGAAGCTAATGTAGATGAGATCAGCATTGGTTTTGCTGGAAGATTATTCAGCATTAACGATAAGGCAAAGACAAGAAGAGGAACTGTTCGCTGGAGAATTGAATATCGAGCAGTTGGCGACACAGATTTTATTGTTGAGGAAGACGATTTTGTCATCAACTCAAGCAAGAAAGAGACTGTTCGCGTAGGATACCGATTTAAGGTACCTAATGGCCAGTATGAAGTAAAGCTGACTCGAAAGTCTACTTCTTTTGCTGCCGACACCAGTACATCCGCAAGTTTTTCTTGGAATGCACTTCGCTCAATCAGATCAGTCCAACCTTTTGATGTAGACGGCACTGTCTGCATGGCCTTGCGGATTAAGTCTACTGACCAGCTTAACGGTCGAATTGATGACTTATCTGTTTTAGCTACTTCTGTCTTAGATGTGTATGACGGAAGCTCTTGGGTTCCGCAGGCTACCAACAACCCTGCTTGGATTTACTCTGACATCTGGACAGGGGCAGCTAACCGCAGACCACTGCTGCAAAGTGATTTAGACGAAGATTCGCTTCTTGAGTGGGCTAACTACTGCGACGAAGAAGGGTTGGAGTACAACGGTGTATTCGACTCGGCAGGGACAACCTTTGATCGAGCAGCAGAGGTATCCGGCACAGGTCTTGCAAGCTGGAATTTCAGCGCAGATGCCAAGATCGGTGTGGTGCGAGATATAGTCCAGTCAGTTCCTAAGATGATTATTAGTCCTAGGAACAGTTTTGGTTTTAGTTATGAGCTTGCTGCTGTTCAAGTCCCTGATGCGCTTCGGGTCAGGTTTGTAGACGATCTTACTTTTGAGAACACCGAGCGTCTTGTATTTGACGACGGGTTTAACGAAAGCAACGCAGAGACCTACGAAACCTTAGAAGCAAAAGGCGTAACAGACCCAGATCAAGCATGGAAGTTCGGGCGTTACCACATCGCACAACAGCGCTTACGTCCTGAGCGGTATAACTTCAAGCAAGATGTCCAGCACCTTCGTTACACTCGTGGAGACATGCTCACGATCCA